CCATCCGAGCCACTGGTAATCAATGCCCCACTGGTATCCAAGACTATTCATTTGGTTGAAAGCAATGACATTCCACCGCTTACAAACTATCGCCCCTGCTGATTGCAAGAGGTAGTTAAGGGCAGCGTGCTTCTTTCCTTGGAGACGGATTGGTCGCCCATCAAGTCCCCGCAGAACATCAGAAGCAGATTCATTGGCAACAGACTTAAGAAGATCGTCAAGGCCCGGAATCGCTTTGAGGAACTTCTTACGGATACTTGCCCCAAGTTTCTTAGCAGCTTCCTCTGATAATGACTTATCGAGTGAGGTGCCAATCTTCTTGTCGGAGGCTCCATAAATGAATGCGTACGTTAGTGTTTTGACTTCCTTGCGAGTACACCCAACTCGATCTGCATTCTGTTGGTGAATGTCTCCGTTGACTACAACGTCAGCGAAAGCACCGCCATCAAACTCAGCGAGATAGTGGCCAAGCATACGAAGCTCCAAGCCGGAAGCATCGGCACCAACCTGACGCATACCATTGCCAGGACCAAATAGTTCACGACAACGAGGATCCGAACTCGTCTGCCCAAGATTTGGTCGGCTGTGCGCGTTACGCCCGGTGTTGGTAGCAAGCTGGCAAACATGGTGAATACGCCCTTGAGGGGTGACCATCTTGAGCCAGGCATTTGCTCCATCACTGAGCTGTCCAAGGGCCTTTTGTAGTTCGAGGATTCGGGCAAATGTTTTAGCCTCTTCGGTATCAATGGATTGGAGAACGCCTTCATCAATCTTCGGGCGTCCGGTGTCTGTGAAGACTTCGGGTTTCCAATCACGCCAGGTCATGAAGGCCCAGCCAATGTGGTCCCGACTTGTTGGGTTGAACTCTTTGAGCTTGGTAAGCTCTGCCCCCTCGTAATAACCTTTAGTGCTGTTGTTCCTCTTGGGAATCATGGTTCCGCCATCAACATACGGGAAAGTTTCTCGCATGTGATCGGCAAGTTTGTCCATCTCTGTTCGGAGAGTGGATTCAAGCTTCTGGGCTTTTACAACATCAAAGGGCCAGCCTGCTGTTTCTTGCAGTGCCATGATCTTTGCCAGGTCATGTTCAAGCCAAACAGCATCTTTAAATTTACCTAGTTTGTTGCGGAAGATTGTATTGAACAGGGTTTCAACAACGTGAACATCCTGCTCGCAGTAGTCTTCCATTTCTTGGGACCACTCAGACCAGTCGCTAGTCTTTCCAAACTCACCCTTGTAATCACCAAGGCGATACCCCCAGGCTTCCAACGAGTGGCGACCATAGAGTTTGCCTGGCATACCAATGGGCTTCTTTCGAAAGTCCATCGACAGGATGTGTGGTTGGAATAACCGGCTAAGAATCAACGTATCGTAACACCTTGCCTTGGGTTCAAAGAAAGGGTAGATCTGTTGAATAGCTGGAATGTCAAACCCAACGATGTTGTGGCCAATCAAGATGTCAGCTTCTGCCAGGATGTTAACCCCAGTAGTAACAGACTCATGCGTACCCACATCGTTGTAACGAAGCACTTCACCTGTGTCTAAATTTTTAGTCACGATACAGTGAAGCCGATCCATCCCTTGGCGGGGCAGACCGTTGGTTTCAATGTCAAAGAGAAGTCTCATAGTCCCCAGTATCCTGGTTCCTCCGTGTCAAGGGTACGTTGCGTAATAGGATCTGGTCGCCCACATTCTTCACAGAAGTAACCACTCGGGTCCATCTCTGAGAAAAAGAAAGCGTCAGAACCGCAGGCACAAATAACACGGCTAGAAATCTCCGTAGTCTGTGGTAGGGGCGGAAGCTTTGGAGTCATTGAACTCAGCAGTGAGGTCTTCAGTCATGCGACCGGTATCAGATTGATAAACAATTGTACCAGCCTTTCCGGTTTGACCATTAAATCTGTTCTTAAGAACTCTGATGTTGGCAAAGTTCTGACCAGAAGAAAGGTTTCTTTCAAGCGCAATAACCATGTCGGACAGTTGAACGATGCTGTGGCTGCCACGGAGTTGACCGAGGCTAACCTGTTGACCATCTTCGTGTCCCTTGTCTCCTTGGGGACGCTTAAGGTGGCTGATAAGAATCATACCAACTCCAGTCTCCTCAACAAAAGATCGAAGCTTGGTCATGGTCACATCAATAAGCTTACGTTCATCGTGCGACTCGTTCCCTGACATCAGGATGGAAAGGTGGTCAAGGACAATCCATTGAACCTCCTTTGCTTGTGCCATGAACCGGCAATCACTAAGTATGGCTTCAGGATCGACTGACCCGAACCCGTCACGAAGAAATACCTGTCCAGTGCCAAGCGACGCATCAAACGCTGTTTTAAGGTCATCTTGTGGTAGCTCGTTGTTTAGGTGAAGAGGTTTGTTTGCCTTGACGGACATCAACCGAAGGGCTGTGCGTTGAAGGCTCTCCTCAAGGGCAATGTAGCCCACCTTTTGTCCCTGGTCAACCAAAGACTGAGCAACTTCTCCACAAAAGGTACTCTTGCCTACCCCAGACCCAGCCGTAACCGTAACCAATTCACCGAGACGGAGCCCGCTGGTGATGCCATCAAGACTATTAAAAGGCCAGTTAGCATCCCGACCATGTAAAGGCTTAATTGCCAGGTCAAAGAGGTCTCGTCCGTCGATGACGGTCTTTGGTGAGTAGGGTTTCTTTTGCCAGAAGGCTTGTCTGATTGCATCGGAATCCTTAGCAATGATTGCTTCGTTAGCATCTTTGTATTCAGAAAGCTTCGCAATGAAGACCTTCTGATGGTTAAAGAGCTGAGCACATTCCTGAGCAGCCTTCTGTCCAGCCTCATCACTATCAAAGAACAGAACGATTTCGTCGTATCTGTCGATGAATTTGTACTGGTGCTGGAGTGACTTCTTGGCAGCATTGGCCCCATTGTCAAGGCTGACCACAGGCCAGTTAGGACGGGCTTGCCAGACGCTCAAAGCATCTATCTCACCCTCCGTGATGACAATGGTTTTGTTGTTGCCCTTAGCCCCTCCGAAGAGCTGCTGACCAAACAGTTGATGGTCTTCGTTCTTTCCTGACCACTTGAAGTCCTTATCAGGAGTCCTGGCCTTGAACGCAATCAACTGCCCCTCAGAGTTGTAGTAAGGGAAGCGAAGAGTTTTGGTCTCCGCATCATACCTTACGTTGAACTTCTTGCAGGTGTCCTCAAGAATACCCCTGGAGCGGAGAGGAACAATGTCCCCGGTAAAGTCCATGCGGAAATGCGGCTTGTGAACAGGAATAGATTCGCCATCACCAAACTCGTAATGGCCACAAGAAAAGCAGTGCCCATGACCGTCAGTATAACGACCAAGGGCATCGCTACTGCCACACTTAGGGCATGGCTCATGCCTTACAAATTCGCTTTCGGAGTTCATCAAGGATGCCGTTGTACTGATCAAGTTCTTTTTCATGATAGCTTATCCAGCCATCAAGAGCAGCAACAAAGGCTTCAGCAACCTCAGTTGAAGTTATTTGATCGGGTTGGCATTCGGCAAACACGTCGGCAAAGTAATCCTCAATTCGTTGTTGGATGTTCATCGAACCAGTTAAGTGGAATGGAGTGGTAAGGTGCCCAAAGAAATCCGTTCTTTTCTGCCCACATTGCGTAGGTAGTTTTAGATTCCTTAGAGATGGTGTTGTGGGGTGCCTGAAACACAAGTCGAATGTCGAGGTCTGGATGTTGCTTTTTAACGGCAAGCATCTTCCTTCGATCTTCTGGTTTGAAGTAACCCTTGGCTTCAATGATCACCCCATTTGGCAGAACAAAGTCTGGTGTGTAAACGGCGTGAACGGTGTAGTTAAGTTTTAGAGTTTCATACTCAAACGATTGTCCATTGACTTCTAACCACCGGGCTAGCCGCTCTTCAAGGCGGGACCGGTAATTAGCCATCAGAACGGAATGTCGTCGTAACTAGACTCATCAGCCGCTTCCTCATTCGGTTTAAACGAAGGAGAGCCAGCCTTGAAACCATTACTAATTCCAAACAACGCAGCCACGTCGTCAAGATCAAGATCACCAGAATCAGACCCGCCAGACCCAACAAGTTTGAGAATCTGAGCGCCTCGAACCTTGAAGCTACATCCGACTTTGGTGCCGTAGACATAGGGCTTCAGGTCAATAATCAAGCGAACAACAGTGCCCTTCCAAACGGGGGTGTCAACATCAACAGGAACCCCATCGGTATCCACCCAGGGGAACATCGGAGCACCTTCCTCACCGCCGTAGGAGATCTTAACAAGACCATCCTCCTGCCACTTGGGCAGTTCTTCGGTGAAGCGTTTGCCCGTCATCTTGTTCTTGCCCCAGGCAATGCACTGTTCATAACAGGCATCAAACTTGGCAAGATCCTCATCAGGGATGCGGAAGCTGATGGTGCAGTTGTTGTACTTACCACTGGGCTTCAGGGCATTGATGTAACCCTCAAGAGTGGTGGTAATGATGAAGCGGTTTTCAGACATGGGTGATGTGGTGGTGGAACTCAGCGTCGGTGGTGATCTGGTTGTGGTCTCGGATCAGTTCAAAGACCTCATCAATACTTCCATCAATAGACGGATCGTAAATGCGTTGGGCTTCTAGAACGTCCTCAAGACCCAGATCAAAGCGGTTGGTGGTTTCAGTCATCGAAGTCGGAATAAGCTTCGTCGTAGGCTTCCAGGCAGTCCACAGCATCACCACCTTCCATGGCAGCAAGCATGTAGGCAGCCTGGGCAAACTCCTCAACAAGGTATTCGAAGAAGGTGATCTCAAGGCCAAAGGCCTCCATCTCCAACTCGTATTCCTCGTAGAGGTTTTCGATAACCGACTCCTTTACGATGAACCGTTCAGCCAGCAGGGAAAAGTCAGGTGTGGTGCTCATTAGCAAAAGAAGTAGGCGGAACTTTGAACATCATTGATGTCCAGCGTATTCTGCATTACATCCTCGTCAAAAGATGCATTGAGTTGATCTGCCCAGTTCTTCAAAACAGGCTGAGAGTAGATCTCAACAAACTTGTTTCGAATAGCTTCACCCATCATGTCCATGTCACAGGAACGACCAAGCACACAATCATGGATCACCGTGAATGGAAGAGACCACTCAGCAAAGACCAGATGTAATAGTGCTGCATCAAGACTGTGAATAAGATTAGGGCTGCAAGCTGTCCTGGCTTTGGTTAGATCAATCTGTCGCTCTTCAAAGGGTTTCAAAAGATGAGTTTGAATGCGTTGACCAAGAAGCTTGGTGTTAACACGTTCACAATCATTCCTTCGATACTCTTGAACAACAGGGAACCCAGAAGGAGTTATCCACTCAATCGTAGGCTTACCGGATTGGATGACCTCACCGGCTACCTTTTGAATGAACTCCATAGATTTACAAGGACCAGTAAAGACCTCCTTCACCGCATAACGATAAATGGCCTTTACGATTGCTTGTAATTCTCCAGGTTGTAACTCAACACCCTTCAACTCTTGTCGGATGTAATCCCTAGCAGAGTTTTCAGTTACCCCATAAGGGGTGGTCATCACGGTTCGCTTTGTTACCTTCCGCGTAATAAGCGGATGAAGATGCTCAGGAAGTTGTTCCTTTGCCTTCTGGGCAACAATGGCATACCCGTCAGACGGTCTCGGTGTGGGGACAACGTTGACCATCTCTGCTGCTGTTCTGTCAAGCGCCAATGCTGATAGGTGTTGGAGACCAGAGCAAGTGGCATCAACAGACACAGGAAGACCAGAGGTTTGTTTGGTTTTAGTAATGACACAGTGATAATACTCAATAGCAGCAGCAAGAAAACACCAAGGCTCTTCAGCACCAGACCAAGTAGCAATTGTTCCCTTTGGATCGGAAGCAATCATACTGATGAAGTCGTGGTTCTCCTTTGCCCAGGCTATTCGCTCTTCCATTGGAGCTTTATCAAGACCCCAAGTAGTAGCTACCTGGAATCCTAACCACCAGTCATTAACAGGCCCCTCTTCATCAAAGTAAATAAGACTCTTTTCAAAGTCAGTACCTTGTGGGCTGAGGCT